AACCACTAGCAGCGTTTACTAATAAATTTATATCACCAGTTCTTATCGCATCAAAAGCGTTTCCTATTCCTATTAAAAGATTTTCATTTACACCTAGTAAGTTAGATGCTAAAGATAATCCTGCTGCTATACCATTTGGATCTGATTTATCATCTATTAATGATAGAGCATCCGCGATCAACTGCTGATTATCTGGTGTGTTTTGACCAGCAGAGTCAATCAATGAAAGTAATCCACTACCCCAAGTGCCATCTGACCAATAACGATTCGCACCTCCAACACTATTAGGATCTATTTTGGCCTCATCTGCTAGAGTTTGAGTTATACTTAAAATTAAAGCACCAGAAGATAAAGAAGAGAGAACAGTATTTTCACTTATAGAATTATCAATTGTTCTTTCACTCTCATCACCAGTTTCTGTTGATGATCCACCAAGTGCATTTTGAATTTCATCAACTACAGGGCCAATTGCATCATCAAATCCTTGCATAATTGTATTAATAGTTCCCCCTATAACCTCTCCAATAATCTCCTCTGTTTCACAAAGTGGTGTGGGTCTATAAAATCCATCACTAGGAGGTTGTGGAACTTGATCGGAACCAGGTGTATCTAAAGTAGGAACACTTGGTATCACTGCTTCTGTGCTAACACCAACAACTCCTGCCTCAGAGGTAGCAGTATTTGCTGCTGCTTGTTCTGATAATTTCTTCTTCCTATTAAATGCTTTCTTTAGTGCAGCTGCGATCAGGCCTGCAAGTGCAAAACCCGCCATGCCATTAAACATACAAGCAATTTTTTCAAGACCCTCTACTTTTTTATTCAATAATTCTAAAGTGTGTGAGGGTGGAGCAAGATTTTCCATTGAAGCAAGTTTTTCATTAAACTCCTTAGTTGTAAACTGTTGAAGTTTATTCATCGTGCCTTTCATAAACTTCGCCATCTCCTCAGATGCAGATTCAATCGCTGCGTCTATGTCTTTATTATTTTCTAATACAGGTAGACCTCCAGCTTTGTTAGCATCCAAAAGAGATTGTTGAAATCTTTCTATTTTCTCAGTCAATGTTGCTATCACAGTCTGCATGTTTTTTGTATCAGACTGTGTATCTGGATTTGGGCATGCTAATGTATGATTTTCAGTCAAAGTATTATATGTTCTCTCATCAGCATTTGTGTATAAATTATTTGCATCAGATGATTCTGCAGAAACATTAGAATCTGAGGGTGAGTTATATGCATCATTTCCTGCTTGGCCTGGTGCAAAGTTAGCATCCTTAAGTTTCTTTTGCTCATTAGGTTCTGGATTCAACATCTGAGAGAAGAAACTTACTGGAGTGAAGTTCTTTCCACCACTGCCCTCAGTTCCCATTTTTCTCTCAAGTTTAGTCTTGGCATTATTACCAAGACAACCCATAATTATAGGAGTTTGTTGATCCTTTCCATCAAGAAAAAAACCAAAAACAAAACTTCCTTGACGAATGGCAGGTGTTTGATATGATCCTCCATGACCAGTTCCAGCAGTCACGGGATACATTACCTGAGCCCAAGGAAGTTCCTCTGCAGTTACATTAGATTCTTCCTGATCATGATGACCAATTATTCTAACCTTGTATCGATAACCCCAAGCTGGCATCTCCTCAGTTGTGTTAAACTTGACAGGATTTTGATTTTCTCTCCACGTTGAATCGTCAGCAACTTGGCCTATAAACCAATAAAAACTGCCTCCTAAGAAACC